TGATGGAAAGCAGTATTTTGCTAATTCATTATTTGTCAAATCTAACGTTGTTATGATTCCGAAGCATTATTTCGATCGAGTCGGAATGAGTCTCAAGTGTGAATTCCGCAAGAAGCTACCTAAGCAGAATGGCGGGAAATTTTACGCTGAGATTGATTTTGCGCAATCGTATCATATACCAAATACAGATGTTGTGATGTGCTATGTATCCAGTGGTGGATCGTATAAAGATCTTACGAGTTATTTTCCTTTAGATCGTGTACGATCAGTACCATTTCAATGGGTTTGGCGCAATGAAGATGGAGACGTTGAACAGTCTTATGGAGTAACATCTCCTCAAAGGATTAAGACAACTGATTTTTACTATGAGGGTGGAACTTATAATATCACAATACCAACAAAATTTGGTCATTGTGGTGCAATTTTAGTTTCACAAACTAGAGGAAATTGTATTGTCGGAATGCATTTGGGAGGTGTTACAGGTACAACAAGAGGAGCCTATGGATTGATTTTACACAAGCATATTTTGGAGGGACTTTCACATTTGGATAAATGTGAAGGTAATATAATCACTGCTAGTGCTGAAATTTTTCCAGACGAAATTCTTGGTGTATCCACATTTGATGAGCAAGGGAGTGTACCACGCTCAAGTGCTGTTCATTATATGCCACAAGATTCTCAGATTGAATTATATGGAACCTGCGGACAAGCTTCTACATTTAAGAGTGATGCACAAAAGTTGCCAATCTCTGAAGTCGTAGAGGAAGTTTGCGGTGTACCAAATATTTATAGAGGTCCTGTGGAGAAGCCAGCATGGTTTGGGTGGCAAACCTGTTTGGCTAATATGTCAAATCCAGCATTGCCTTTTCCCCAGGCATTATTGGTCAAAGCTGTTGTAGATTACAAGAAACCGTTGCTAGATATAGTACGGAGTTCATTGTGGCGTGATGCAAAACCTTTGACTAATCAAGAAAATATTTGTGGAATTCCAGGTAAGAGATTCATAGATGCTATTAAAATGGATACATCTATTGGATTTCCTTTGTCTGGTAAGAAACGAAATTTTCTTAGCTTGGATGAAATCGGTGATGATGGATTTGTAAAAAGGGAATTTTCTGATGAAATCATGCAAGAGATCGATCGGTGCGAAAGTTGTTATAAACAAGGAATTCGTGCTTATCCAATTGCGAAAGCTTGCAAGAAAGATGAAATATTGGCAAAAGAGAAATGTCGCATCTTTTACGGAAATGCTATTTCATTGACTTATTTGATCAGAAAATATTACTTACCAATTTTGAGGGTGTTGCAAATGAACCCTCTCGTTTCTGAATGTGCAGTTGGAATTAACTGTCATGGACCAGAATGGGAGGAAATGCATACACATGTTCTTAAATATGGTAAGGAGAGAATTGTTGGTGGAGATTATGGTAGTTATGACCAGAAGATTCCATCACAATTGTTGATTGCATCGTTGCGTATCTTGATAGATTTAGCAGCGGAGTGCAATTATTCAGAAGAAGACTTGAGAATTATGCGTGCAATGGTAGGAGATATTGTTTATTCCGTTATTGCTTACGATGGTGTTTTAATTGGACTTACAA